GAGCTATGCACGTGACTTGTGTGAAAGGACAAGCCGTTCATACCTATCCAAAGTAGTGAGCCTTGTGGGCTCACGTTCTTTGAGAGGTAATCTTGGCTTAATACCAAGAGCCTCGGGTATTGTCTCAAGCGCTTCTCTACCAAGGGACAAAACAAAATCCCAATTGGTAAAGATCGTCTGAGCTAATACTGACTTAACCTTCTCGTCGAAGGTTAGTACTATTTCTTCAAGCTCCGAAGAGTTGAAGTCAATAGTACCAGAAGAATAAACCAAATGGTTTATCTTCCTTCTTAGGCCCAAAAGGGCACCTAAGACAACCTCAACAGGTTGGTAAAAGTCAACTGTCCTCTCTACCATCTTTTCCAGATTATCACCTGGTAAAGAAAAGTTGAGACCAATCGGTTCGCACAAATGTGCAACAGATTGGAAGACAGCCTTTTGCCTCTTGTTAAGGAGGCAGTAGCTCTTGCTGCCCAAAAGTCGACAGATATCAAGGAAATTGTCATTAGACATTCTCCTCCACTTCAACTGAGGAATTACCTTAGAAGAAGTGACAATCTTACCAGCAAACTCAGCGAGTCTGTTGGAAGAGAGTGATTTATCTTCCGACCAAGGACAGCCCATTCGGTCAAGCATGTTGATGTACTTATCTCGAAGATTATCCTCGAGAATAACTACATCATCACCTACTACAAAGAACTGATGGTGATAATCACCATTAGCTAAATGAAGTAGGAGCAAACCATGTGTCAGGGTAAAAGAAGCAAAGCTGGGATATAATCCCAAGGGTTGCCCTCTTTTCCACTGAAGATCACCTAGTACGGAAGACCATTTACCACGACTAATCTCTTCAAAGAGATTAATATGTGGCCAATCAGACTCAGAAAAGATTGCCCGAAGGGCAGTCAACTGAATACTGAGAGGAAAATAGTCAGTCGCACTAGAAAGATCAACAGAATGGACCTGACCACCTTGCCAAAGGTGTGACTGAATGTGGGGAATTGCGCGTGTTTGGTCATACGTGCAATCCCAAGGAAGTGATTGAATCAACCGGTATAGTTCTTCTCCAAAAGGACGAAGAGCTTCCTGGTGGATTCTAAAGGGCGAAGCTACGGAACGTAGCTTGCCACCGGGTTCCTGAATGAAGTGGATTTCTCCACCCCTAACAGGAACATTTGGAAGGGAACGACCAGACTGTTTCCAGTGCTGGAGCTCATCTTCCAAATACCTACGGTGGTCACCTAATCCTTTGAGAAGGGGACTGTACAGGTCATGATACTTTAGATAAAGTACCATACCACTCTCATTGTTAAAGATACTCAAATCATTGAGGATCTTGTCACATTGAGGCACAGATTTCCTACCAAAGAAATTAGGAGCCTTCTTATCGGGAGAACCCCGATAAGTCACTAGAGGTCGACCAGAACAACTGATCGATCTCCTACGAACTGCGCGGACGACTGTCTCCCTAAACTGTTTGTGAAACAGTTCAGAGAGTCCATCAGGTTCCGAACAGCCAATTCCAGAAAGGAACTTCTCTCGTTGGGATTTTGTCATCCCTGAGAGAATGTAAAAGGTATAAGCCATAAAGGCTTGAATACCCTTTGCAAAATTCTCTTCCTTGGAAAGTGACCAACGGAATATACTCCCGATGGTGCCTGCAATCTGTCCCTTACGATTCTTACGAATCCAAGTTAAAGAAGGCAGACCAGTCTGTGCTCGAATGAGATCCACCTTGAGACCCTTAAGTCTCTTAATGGTCCATTCGACACCCGAGCAGCTCTCCCAGGTTACCATCAACCTAATAAAAGGTTCAATGGTATATACTGGGATGCCGATCACACGAAGGCGACGGCGTAGTCCATCCTGATGTTGTTGCATAAGCAACATTGGCTTTACTCCTTTCAGGATATTGCCAAACATCAGAAGGACGACGAGTCCTTCCTTCAGTCTTAGGTGGCACAATAGTTATGTTTTAAGGAACAAGAACCAGGAAGTCAGTAGCATAAGTACAACAATTATGGTACCATACTTCCATGTCCTGAAGCCACGGTTGGTGAGGAGTCGGTACCTAAGGTGACCGTAGTTATCGGTCAGCTCGGGATATTCCTTCAACATAGCGTCGATCTCGGGATAGTTATCCCTGATCTCGCTACACTCTGCTTTTAACTCCTCAATAAGGATATCTTTATTCTCGAGGTCGAGGGTCAGCTCATTGAGCTTATCTACGAGATCGGGATAAGATTCCAATGTTGAGGATTCTAGCATAGATGCTAGAGCAGTTTTGAGGGTGTCCTTCCTATAAGAGGAAGGAACACGCTCAAGAAGGGATATTGAGCTTTGGACCCATTGGAGGGTCCTTAGTTCTTTATCCAACTCCGCACAACAATCCGGGACAACAGGGATGAAGGTATGCGTCCCACTCTTGTGGTAACTCATAATACCTCCTTTCTGGACTCTTGTCCTTAAA